AAAGAGTATATGGCTCGTAAGCATTTGAGTCAGACAGCAATGGCAAAGGTGCTGGATATCAGTGGAGGCGGATTGAGTTCTTATTTGTCCGGTAAATATCCCAATCCGGAGAGCATTACCAAGAAGGTTGCAGAGGTCATGGAGCTGCACCAGAAGAAAGTACTGGCACCGCAGGCACCGGATTTTGCAGAGACTACCGTAACCAAATTGGTGATGCAGGCAATTGGAATTGCCCACATGCGTGGCGTGGTCAGTGTAGCCTATGGGGATGCCGGAGTGGGAAAGTCAACGGCGGTAAATCAGTACCTGAAAGACAATCAGTTGGCGATCGGAATTACCATTATGCCCACATATGCCTCTTTAACAGGTGTTAATGAGCTCCTTGCAGAGGCTTTAGGCATCCGTGAACGGACGGACAGAAAGATTACCAGAGAGATTGTGGAGAAGCTTCGGGGTTCCGGCAGAGTCATCATTGTGGATGAGGCACAGCATCTGACTATCCGTGCCATTGAACACCTGCGCAGTATCTGTGATGCAGCTAGGGTTGGGGTTTGCTTCGTGGGAAATGAGACCATTTACACCAAACTGGTGGGCAGCCATAAGTCAGAGTTTGCACAGTTGTATTCTCGAATCAGTATGAGAAAGATGGTTACAGTGGAAACCAATTCCAAGGATGATATCTGTAACATCTTTGGAGGGTATAACCTGGATGAAGCCACACTGGAGCTTCTGTATCGCATCAGTAGAACCAATTATGGTATTCGTGGTGCGGTCAATGCTTTCATTAATACAATCGGTGTGTTTGAGGAGCTGACCGCCCAGAACCTGTCAAAGGTGGTACATGACATGAACATTGCTTAGGAGGTGCGACGTGGCTATATCAGCAGAACTAAAAGAGAATTACTGGCGGACGATACGCAGGACCCGTTCATCTGGGCGCATATCTCCGTCGGTAATCGAGAAGACGGAAGCCCAGTGGGAAAAGTTTGATGAGAGTGTAATCAAGCAGGCTTTGGAAATACATATCAGCCGCTATCCCAGTTATAAGGAGAATTACACACTGGGGATTATGCGGAACCTGCAGCGTGATAAGGAGAGTAACCGGGAATACCGGAAGAATGCTTTTCAGCTTGCACAGAAGCAGGATATTGATTTTGATGCTCTGGAGAGAGATTTGTTGGCAAATTAGGGAGGAAACCGGGATGGCAGATAAGAAATATGGTGGAGACGTGGTAAAAGAGATTCAGGCAATTAATGATATGCAGGCAAGAGAGGAGGCCAGAAATCCACTGGCAGCATTCTCTACCTTACAGTTAAAAGCAGAACTGGCACGGAGGAAGGTGCGACGCAGCATATTCAGATGCGGTATCCGGTTCTAATAAGAACCAAGAGCCCCAAGGGGCTCCTTAATGCAGCCAAAGGCGGTCACAAGCCCGCAAAAATGCAGAGTGGGGAGGCAAATATGAGCACAAAAGAGCGAATGAACAAGCAAAAAGTGTATGACAGCATGGTAAGGGAGGATGTAAATATGTCATCCTTTCGCCGAGTACCGTATTACATGGCACCGGTTCCGGTGCACAGGAGCCGACCTTGTAAGGTAGATTTTCCATGCTCTGTAGGAGATACTGTGTATGAATTGTATGGGGATGACATTATTCCCATGATTGTGACCGGTTTCCTGATTACACAGTCAGACACTTATGTTTTGGTGGCAGAGGATGCAGTTCAATCGCCCGAAAGAAAGCTTGCTATGAGTAATGTGTATTTGTCTCAGGCAGCAGCAAGAAAAGTGATTGATGAAAGGAAAAGGTACGAACATGGGTAGAACAAGGATTGAAACCCCCAGATTGAAGACATGGGAAGAGGTAAATGACGCACTGAGAGCCATTGCAGAGGCGCAGAATGAAATTGCAATTATTGAGTCCAGTATGAATATGCAGATTGACGCCATTAAGGAGGCTCATGAGACCAAAATCAAGGAGTATAAGGACAAGATTAAGGAGCGGGAGCTTCTGATCAAGGAGTATACTTCTGATAAGAGGGATGAACTTTCCGGCAAGAGTAAGGATTTGACCTTTGGCAAAGTAGGCTTCCGTAAGTCCACTAAGCTACAGTTACCCAAGGCTTTGCAGGGCGTGATTAACAATCTGCGTAAGAATGGTATGGATAACTGCATCACCGTTAAAGAGACGGTCAACAAGGATGTGCTGAAAACCTACCCGGAGGAGGATATCTTAAAGGTGGGCGGCTCTTTTAAGGTGGAGGATACCTTCTGGTACGAGACCAAGGTTGTGGAACTGGCAAAGGAGGGGTAGAATGGCTGCACCTGTAACCCAAAAACAGATAGCCAAAATTCATGCCTTGGCAAATAAACTGGGACTGGATGAGGAGCTACTCCACGAACTGGTGCAGGCAGAGACCAGAAAATGCAGTATCCGAAGGCTCACTGTACCGGAGGCAATCAAAGTGATAGACAGGATGGAAGGTATGGTTACACCAAAAGGAATGGCAACGCCCAAGCAGAGACGTTTTATAGAAAAATTGCTTAAGGATATTGGATGGGTGTTTCCTGATGGAAAACCGGATATCTCCAGACTGGAGAAACTGCTTAAGTCCAAGTTCCAGACAGATAGCTATAACTGGCTGACAGTGAAAAAGGCCAGTGAGGTAATAGAGGCTTTGAAGGATATGAAGAGTAGGCAAAAGCCATGTAAATAAATTTGTGGAGGTATAGAATATGGCAAAATATATACGAGAATGCGAGAACGGTACCGTAAAGCATGTACTGACTTTCAGAGGAAAAGATTTTGAGTTCTCCATGGTACCCGATGAAGGTAGAGCTGTGGCAGATAATAGGTGTTTTTCAGTGCAGTTATCGGAAGAGTTTCCTGATATAAGTGAACGTACTTTGCAGGAGGAGATTGAAGTTGATATTTTGGATTGTGTATCGGATGATGAACTCTTGGATATTTTGCAAGAGTTGGAGCAGCTTGAGTAGGTTGTAAATTAATTTTTTACTTTACATGTGGAAGAGAGGTGGTGTAGAATGGTAAACGAGAAGGAGCTGCTAAAGAGTCTTCGGGTGGAGGATTTACAGGAGCAGCATCAGGAGTTCGCAGAGGTTCTTGGCATGGACAATCTTCTCCGGCTGAGTGAGCATTTTGGTGGTACCAGTATTTATGTACCACAGAAGCGTGAACTGGTAAAACTGAAAATATTTGGGTTGATCCGACAGGAATACAATGGAACCAATATTAAGGAACTGGCGGGAAAATATGATTTGTCGGAAAGTACGGTGTACAATGTGCTCCGGGATATGCTAATGAAGGGAGCTGCCAAGAAGGAAGCCAAGGTCAATATTCCTGGACAGCAGAGTCTGATTGATTGGAAGCCGGAGGCGGTACCTTCAAATTTACGCAGTTCTTAAGATTCTGATTCCACGAAAATTTGCACGGTGCAAAGTACAATAATGTTGACGTATATTAAAATGGTCTTAACAGGAGAAATCTTGTTAAGGCTATTTTTTTATTCAAGAGGAGGAGACGGTTATGGAAATGATAATGCAGGAGAGTTTGAAGATTGTTTTGGGAATGGTTATTGCCGCGGTGCTGTATCTGATAGTGCAGGTAATATCCAAATGTACGAAGGTGTTGATACAAAGGTTACAGCAGGCACAGCAGGATGCGGAAGCCAGTGGAAACCGGGCTAAGGCGGCTGCATTTCAGTTTGCGCTAACCATATTGAATTCAGTTACCTATTCGGTGGTATCCCGAATTGAGGCACAGAAGGCTTATCAGCTCAGAAAAGCGGTAAAGGCAGGAGAGGCGCAGGTAACGGAATTGGAGCTTTTAAGTTCCGAAGCTTATAATCAGATAGTGAAGCTTTTGGGTGCCGGAGTGAAGAAATGTCTGGATGAGTCGGTAAACGATACGGAGGCATTTATCCGGGAGAAGATTGAGGAGCTGCTGCCAAAGGTTAAGGCAGATTACTTGAAGACCTTGCCTGCGGAGGGGGATAGACTTGGTGGTGAAGAAATGGTGGTGGGTTAAGATGGGATTGATGTTGGGAGTAATCGGAATCAATACAATGGCAAATGCGGCGGCAGCGGTAGGAACCGTTTCGACAGATATGGGCGGTGTTGAGATGGTTCGGACCATTGTGGATATTGGCATCACTCCGGTATTGCTGCTTGTGTTTATCTATTATTTTCTTTCCAAGGCAAAAAGCGATGATGAACGTGTCAAGCAGGCCTATGATGATGCGCAGAAGAAGATGGAGCAGACCAATGAGTTGATTGCCCAGCGGGAGAAACAGTTAATGGATGAGAGCTGCCGGAGAGAGGAACTTATTCGTCAGGAGGCGGAGAGCAGGGAGACCCTTATTCGGAAAGAATCGGAGAAGAGAGAGTCTATCCTGATGGGAAATATGGAACGGATGGTACAGAGCATGGAGACAATCACACGCTCCATGAGCAACATAGACCAGTCGTTGGCAAAGGTAAATGAGCGACTGGAGAAGATTGAGGGCAGGGTAAATGGATATTGTGACGGTGAATGAAACGAAAATACTTAGAGGAGATTTGATTGAGCTTCTCTACAAGTATTACGGAACGGATATTAAGATTGCGGTGCTGCGTTCTGCGCTCCGGGTTAAAGGGCACGTGTATGACGAGGAGCTCAAAAAAGCGATTTACTACCTTGGTGGCGAGGGGAAACGTTACATACATGTTGAGCCCGCAAAGGAATTTGCAGATGGTCTGATTTGGCTGACGCCTGCAGGAGTCAATCTTGCAGAGGGAGATATAGAAGATATAGGAGTGTTGATGGATGAGTAGCATGGTTGAAGTGGCTGAAAAGGAACTGGTTCGGAATGAAATTTTGAAGATGTGTGACACAGTAGGTAATCAGGGAGCATCAGAGCAGGTGCTCCGGGCGGGTCTCAGGAAGCTTGGCATTCAGTTGGATGAGGGAGAGGTTTCCAAACAGGTGGCTTATCTGGAGGGGAAGAATCTGGTACAGGTTAATCGGATTGACAACGCACGTCTTGGCATCAATCGTGCCATTGTGAAGATTACCCCCTTGGGCATGGATGTACTGGAGGGCAATGCAGACGTGTCCGGCATTGCTGCAGATTAGGAGCAGGTATGGAGCAGAGGAATAGAAGTCACGGTAAGATTGACAAGCTGCCGGATGGCGTTAAAAGAGAAGTGGAAAACCGTCTGGTCGAGGGCGAAACCTACGAGGATATTTCCGGTTACTTGAAGGAACAGGGGTATGATGTTCATTTTTCCAGTGTGGGGCGTTACGGCAGGAAGTTCTTAAACCGCTTCGAATCTGTCCGGGTGGCAAAGGAGTTTGCTAAGGTATTAGCAGAAGATGGCGTAGACCGTCCGGCTACAGAGCTGCATGAGGCCAATAATCTGCTTGCCAGTCAATTAATTATGGAAGCCATGGTGGATGACTCCATGGAACCGGATGAGCGGGCGAAGATTGCCAAGAGCATTGCAAGCTTGCAGAATGCCCAGGTCAATAATGAGAAATTGAAACTGGCGGCAAGAAAGGAACAGGGAGCGGTACATACTGCTATGAAGGTGTTCACGGACAAGGTATTTGAGGAGATTGGAGCCAAGTATCCTGATGTGGCACAGACCCTGTTATTACTTGCTCAGGAGACCGAAGCGGAAATGATGAAGATGTCCTAAAATGGATGATGCGCTGTAAGCCCCAAATTTCGATTTTGGGCTCGGGGTGGAATTACGCGCCACCCCAAATGTTTAAATTGAAATTAAACGGTGTTTGAACAGTTTTAAAAGGTGTTAAAAAGAATGTGCAGTACCCTTACTGCGTCCAAAATCAGGAGGACAAAAATGGAAAGTACAAAAAGGGGATGGAAAGAGGAGGCTGTAAAGGGCTTTTTCGAGGACCATCTGACCATAGAGGAAATTGCAGCAGGGACAGGTGTTAGTCGTCAGAGTATCTCCGGTTACTTAAAGCATCTTCCCGGATATCAGGAAGAAAAAGCCAGAAGAAAGGCAGCCAATGAGGTGGCGCGTAAGGAATATAAGCGTGCAAAGAACCGGGAATACCGGGCAATGGGAGCAGTTACGGCTGAAACCATCCGCCGGGAACATGATGTGGCTGCGTTGATTTTGTCGAGGGAGAAGTACCACTAATGAATATAGCGAGTAAGTATGAGAGAGTTGAGAAACCGCAAAAGCGAAAGAAGAACCAGGCAACCATAGAGGAATTTGACGCTGCAGCGAGAGCCAGAGGATTGACTTATGCCCAGGCGCAGGTGGAGGAAACCTGCAAATATTATCAGAGCCGGATTGTGGTTCCGGCACATTATAGGAAAGTTGGAGACAGAGGTTTGCGAAAGTAAACCTCTTTTCATATGTCTTTAAAGCATTTTTTAAAGGAGTTCAAATGAGTATTGCACAGCAGTATCGGCAAAAAGTGAATAAGAAGGATGAACCGGATGCCTATGCTGCAGCAAGGGATAGCTTCTGGGAGTACGAAAAGCTGAAGAACCCGAAGTTCTATAAAGAGGACAGACATCATTTAAAACGGATTGCCACGGATTTGCAGGCTTTGGTCGAGGATAGAATTATCCGCCTGAATCGTGCAGACCAGTGGCATGTTGCCACGACGGAGGAAGTAGAGCAGCTAAAGGCAGAGGGTACCCGGTACTATGTCTGCAAGAAGTTTATGCTCAATATTCCGCCCCGTCATGGCAAGAGCTACAGTCTGGCAGAGTTTGAGCAGTGGTACTTTGGAAAGGATAATGATGGCAGCATCATTACCGTGTCCTATAACGACATCCTTTCCGGTAGATTCTCGGCAAATGTCCGGGACGGCATTGATGCCAAGAAGATTGACCCGAAGGTTACAGTGTTTTCAGATATTTTTCCGACTACCAAAATCAAACCTGGTGACGGTGCAAAGCATATATGGTCTTTGATAGGAAGGTTCTTCTCCTATCTGGGAACAGGCTTTGGAGGTACCATAACCGGTATTGGATGTAGGTTGGGCGTGATTGATGATCCGGTAAAAAATGATAAGGAAGCTTTCTCCGATACGGTGTTGGAAGATCAGTACAGTTGGTACACGGATACCTTTCTTTCCCGAATTGAGGAGGGCGGCTACATTATTATTAACATGACCCGGTGGTCTACCAAGGATTTGTGCGGAAGACTTTTAGAAGAGGAACCGGGAGAATGGTATGTGCTCTGTGAGCCTGCCTGTACCAATGCAGATAAAATCTTCCGCATGGATGCCTGCAGGCAGAGTCGAGAACTGGAGGAGTGCCATAACTGTCCGGAATATCCTTGTTCTTATTTTGATGGGGAGGAAGTGGATGAGGACGGGGAGATTGTCGGGAAAATGCTTTGTCCGGAGCTGTTAAGCTTCGCATCTTGGAAGAGTAAGAGAAAGGTAATGAGCCCCCCTATTTTTCTGGCAAACTACCAACAGCAGCCTGTGGATGTAACTAACGCC